CCTGATACAATCTTTATGTCATTTAACCGTTATGCTCAATTAGAAAAAGCTTTAGGTTCTAAAGTTCAATACATTGACGTTATGGCAAATGCTGATATCGGATTCAGAGGGCTACAAATCCAAGGGCCGAAAGCTCCGATTAAAGTTATCCCAGATAGAAACTGTCCAGATAACACTGCATTTATGATGCAAATGGATACTTGGAAGATTTACTCTCTTGGTAAACTTGCTCAAATCATCAATGGAGATGGAAATCAAATGTTGAGAACTTCAACTGCTGATGCTTACCAAGTTCGTTTCGCTTCGTACTTCAACTTAGGTTGTAGAGCACCAGGCTGGAACATGAACTTGAAACTTGCTTAATTAAAATTGGGGGGCGAAAGCCCCTCTCAACTTGGAGCTTATAAATGGCAAACCGAACATTTAACGATGCTCAGTCCTTAGAAAAAGAGATTAAAGCACTATTCATTAAGATATCTATTGGAGCATCAGGAGCACCAACTCTTGTTGTACCTGGAAGCTTAGGTGCTGCATCTATTTCAAGAACTTCAGCGGGATTATACAGATTAACTTTAACAGACGCTTTTCCGTACTTAATGGGATTTGAAGGAAAACTTCTAGCTTCAGCAGCGGAAGATATTCACTTTCAATTAAAGGCAGAAACCGTAGCAACTACAAAGCTTATCGACTTTTACACTTTGACAGGTGCAACGGCTACCGATCCAGCTAGCGGCGATATTCTTTATTTGAAAATCGATCTTAAAAACACATCGGTAAAAATCTAGGAGGTCACGAATGTTACCTTTTATGATGGGCGAAAAAGGCAAGATTGCATCAATGATCGTAGCCAAACCAGAGGTAAAAGAAGTCTCAGATAATGAGACCGATTACACTCCTGGAAAAGAGGCAGCGGTTAGTGATATTGCAAATGCTATTGAAAAGAAAGATTTAAAGTTACTTATGTCAGGGCTTGAAGACTTTATTTCTATGTGTATGGATGAATATGAATCTAAACCACATGAAGAAAATGACGAAGGCGAAGATGAGGGCGAGATTGATTTCTCTCCTAAGTCTGGTGAATGGAAGTAATAAATGACAACAGTCACACTAGCACAACTAAGAACGAGAGCGAGACAACGCGCAGATATGGAAAACTCAGGGTTCATCTCGGATTCTGAGCTTAACACTTATATAAATGCAAGCTATGCCGAGCTTTATGACCTTTTAGTCTCACGCTATGGTGATGATTACTTCGTCTCCTCTCCTTACTCGATTACAACCACCGTGAACGTGGATACATACTCGCTTCCAAGCGATTTTTACAAATTACTAGGGGTCGACTATAAGCTCGACTCCTCTAATTGGGCGAGTTTAAGAAAGTTTGAATTTAGTGACCGCAACCTTTATCAGAACGGTTCAGTCCTCTATATTAATGTTTTGAGATACCGAATCTTAGGAAGCAATTTAAAGTTTACACCAATGCCGAAAGGCAACGAAGTTCTTCGCGCATGGTATATCCCTCTTCCTGTTGCTCTTGCGAGTGATAGCGATTCATTTTCCGGCATTAATGGCTTTGAGGAATACATCGTTATTGATGCCGCCATTAAGATGTTAGCAAAAGAAGAGTCTGATACCTCTGAAATGTTTAACGAGAAGCTTGCCATTAAGCTTAGAATTGAGCAAATGGCGAACGATCGTGATGTCGGACAGGCTGCAACCGTCCAAGATACCGAGAACATGTCTAATAATATTTACTTCGGAGCTTACCGCTAGGAGAGTTCATTGAAACTTCAATCTCTAGCACGATTATTCTTTTCGGACTCGGCACAATCGAGATTCCAAGACAATCTCACTGAGTTTACTAATCAGTTAACAGATTGCCCGTTTTTAAAAGGGAATCTCTTAGAAAACGTTTCTATAGCTATAACCAATACACAAATTCCACACAAGCTTGGATATATCCCCAGCGGATTCTTTATTACAACCAAGAACGCAACAGGCGATGTTTATCAAGTATCAAGCGATGTGAATTACATAACACTAAAGGCAAGCTCTGCGACCGTCGTAAGCTTGTGGGTATTTTAATGCCATTACAAAAGCAACCTATCACAGTTACATTTACAGATGGTGTTGACACCAAGACCGATCAATATTTAAGCACCAAGTTAGATATTTTAGAAAATGGATTTATCGGGCAACAGGGGACGATTAACAAGCGAAACGGATTTGATGAGCTATCAACGGCAATCGATTCTTCAAACGCTTATACGGGTACAAATTTAAGCGCTGGTGAGATTCTCGTAACCTCTAACAATGCTCTTGCTCAAATTTCAGGAAATGGTGCTTATTTATACAATCCTAGTCGAACAAATCCTTGGCGAGCTGACTACACTGATTCACCGCCTAGATTTTACCAATTATCTTCACGTCCAGTTAGTTTTAGCTTGGCGGGCGGGCAATGCTTGTCAGTCATGAGTGAAGACAATATTGACGAAATCCTATACGTGGCAAACTATTACAGCGGTGATATTGGTGGAGTTAAAACTACCACTAGCGCCATTTTTCGAGAAAACAAAGAGACTGGAAATATTCAGCAAACAGTGCCGCAGGTTGACAGGAGTTCTGCTTATTCAACTGGTCAACTGGTTCAGGTTGACGGCGAATATCTTTATTCATCAAAAACTGGAACGTCAATAGCAGTTGCGAATGTCACCACCTATACATACTCGCCAAGTTTTACAACAATTATTACAGATGCAAACCCCGGATTAGTTGGGTATAACATTTTTTCGGCAAATGCCCTATTGGTTGTTTGTTATGTGAATTCCACAGGAAAGCCTTGTGTAAAATTCTTTAAAAAAAATCTAGTGATTCAGGGGACCCTAGTTGCCACTGAAACATTAACGGTAGACACTGGTTTTGCTTTTTGTTGGGACCCGGTTAATTCAAAATACGCATTCTTTTATAGCACGTCAAGCGCTACTAGCGTTAAGGCCGTTTGTATCGATATTGCTTATTCCCAAGTTGGAACAACTCAAACAATATCAATTTCCGGTGGCTATATAAATTCACTTTTATCAGCCTCAAAGGCAGCGATTTACGATACCAATAACTCAATCGTCGCACTTATGTTTGAGTCTGCGGCAAGTGCAAGCACGCCGAATATTTACTCTGCAACTTTTGACACCTCTACACAAACTTTTACAATCACTGGGCTAGCGATTACAAGATCAAGACTTGCAAGCCAACTTATTTTAATGGATGGGAATTATGTTTTTGTTATTGCTAAAGGAACCAATACAGTTAGTGGCAGCTCCAATCTTTATAATAACTATCTTGTTGATACTGGTTTTAATTTAATTACAAAATTAACTAATGAATACTTAGGAAGTACATCACTAGATGGAATTCTTGGAAGCTTTAACTCACGCTATACTCTTCCAATCTCCAACCAAGGGCCACAGGTTGTTGAGTTATCAAATTCTAATTTCAATGGATCAAATCCAAAAGAGATAATTAGCACTGGATTCTTTGGACTCGGACAAGCTTTCGAGTTTGATGGTGTAAATCTTTACGACTCAGCTTTTACCTCAGCACCATATTTAACAGAGCTTACACAGTCGGCAGGGATTGTTCCGATTGGGACTTATAGCTATGTAGCAGTCGCAGAGTATTACGATGCCGCAGGAAATAGGCACCTATCAAACCCAAGTAGTCCAATTGAAGTAACTATTTCAGGAAGTCCAAAGAGAGTGGTTTTCAATGTTCTTGCTCCTGATCTTTCAAGAAAACCAGTAAACGCAATTTCAGTTCGGATTTATAGAAAACTATCAACGGATTCAAATTATAACTTTGTCACTACTGGAAACTACGACAACTTATCAACCGTCGCAACCAATGAGCTCTTATATACAACAGGTGGAGTTTTAGATAACGATTCTCCGGTTGTCTCTAATGTCTTCGCCACTCACGGCGACAGAATGTTCTTGATCAACGAAGAGCGGCCAAATTTAGTTTATTTCAGCAAGAAAGTCTCTTTAGGTGATAAGAATAGCAACGTTAGAGGATTGGAATTTTCAAACTTTCTTTACTTTGCAGTTAATGACAATTCTACTGGCTATAGTGAGCGATGTACTGCTCTAGCTTCGCTAGATGATAAGCTAGTCGTTTTTAAAAATCATTCAATTTATGTTATTTTTGGCGACGGGCCTAATGCTTTAGGGCAGGGTAGTTTTAACCCTCCTAAGCTTTTATCTTCAGACGTAGGGTGTTCGACTCCTAGGTCGATCGTTTTATCAACTGAAGGGCTTTACTTTAAGTCAGCTAAAGGGATTTACCTTATAAGTAGATCACTAGAGCTTTCTTACGTTGGTGCCGATGTCGAAGAGTTCAATTCTTTAGAGATAACCTCAGCGGTATTAATGGCAGATATCAACCAAGTTAGGTTTACAACACGAACAGGCATGGCACTTGTTTACAACTACTATTACAAAGGGTGGTCAACATTTACAAACTACGAATCCGCTCACGCGGTCACTTGGCTTGGCAAATATACTCACCTGCTCGCAAGCGGGGCAACCCGCACGGAAAATATGTCTTCATTCTTAGACGTGGCCGCTACGATTCGCCTTCGTGTGGTGCTTGGGTGGTTAAAGATATCTGGTATTCAAAACATGCAAAGGATTTATCGACTCATGTTTCTTGGCGTTTATAAGTCAGCTCACAATATTACGGTAAACTTGTCTTATGACTATGAAAACTATGCATGGGATAGTTATAATATTACAATATTAAGCAGCGATTACAACCGATCAACTAAACCAACGCAATCGGAGCTATACGCGGGTGCAAACGATGGGATTTATCAATATGAAATCCACACTACCCGTCAAAAATGTCAGTCTATTAAATTTGAAATGTTTGATACAAGTATTGTAGGCGAATCATATTCATTGACGGGCTTATCTGTAATAGCAGGAGTTAAAAACGGAATTGATAAATTATCTAGCAATAAAAAGTTTTAAGGGGATTATATGGGATTTTTCGACACAATTGGGCAAATAATAGGAACAAGCGATGCACCTCAAGTTGCACCTTTGGCGTATCAATCACAACAGCAAGAACTAATAGACAGATTGAGAGCAAGAGCTAACGGGACAACTCCATCACTTGCAGCTTTTGCCACAAATGCAAATCAAGGCAATGCTTTAAATAATACAATGGCACAACTAAACTCTTCATCGGGTTTAAATCCAGCATTACAAGCACGATTAGCAGCTCAAGCAGGACAACAAAATCAATCTGACATTGCTCAACAGGGAACTGCTGCACAAATGCAAGAGCAACAACAAGCAGATCAAGCTCTGGGAAATCAAATCCTAGGAGCGCAGGGATCAAGTCTTGCTCAATCAACAGCGGACGTTAACGCTCAAAATGCTCAGGCGAATCGACTTGCTGGCTTATTAGGAGCTGGAGGACAAGCGGCCGTGGCTTTTGCTAACAAGCCATCGGCTCCATCGGATCCTAGTGGGACTTCAGATAGAAACGCTAAAGAAGATATTGAAAGCTCAGATGGATCAGCGCGGGACTTTATCGATCATTTAAAAGGCAAGCTTTACGAATACAAAGACAAAGCAGATGGCGAAGGTGTTCATGTGGGAATCATGGCACAAGACCTTGAGAAATCCCCTTTAGGTAAACCAATGGTTTTTGAAGAAGGTGGAGTTAAAAAGATTGATTACGGAAAAGGCTTCGGTGCTTTATTAGGGGCGGTTGCTGAAATAAATGATAAATTAAAAGAACTAGAAAGTAAAAAAGGATAATAATATGGGCGCACTTGATACCATTTTAGATAATTATAAAAATAGTCAACTTGGACAGACGTTAGATGGTTTGCCAAGCGACGACAGAACTCCTGAGCAGAAAGTGCAAGACATGGTTGCAAGTGATCCGAACACTCCGGCAAATGCAACACCTATAACTCAACCAATTGCTCCGGCACAAGTTGCAGCGGTTCCGGGTTTAGGTGGAAATCCTGTTGCTCAACCAGTTGCACCAGCTCCTCAAGCGGCTCCATTTGTTCCGGCAACAGCACAAACACAAGCGCCAAATATCGCCGACTCATATAAAGCAGCGGCGGGCGCTGCTCAACAAATACAAAACGCATTGCCTCACGCCGGAATCGATCAAGCAAAAGGAGCTTTAGCTAATCTTGGCAATATTCAATCGGAAGGTGCTGCAAATCAAGCAAATCTAGCCGGAAAGGAAGCGGATACATATGGAAACCTTCAAGATGAATTAGGAATCAATCAAATCACTAGAGAAAATCAAACACAACCGATATTAGATAAAATAGATTCGGTTAATAACGAAATAGCTAACTCAAAAATTGATCCTAATAGATATTGGAGCAATCAGACGACAGGGAATAAAATTTTAACAGGGATTGGGTTGGCATTGTCAGCTTTCGGCGGGCCTGAAGCCGTGGCCAAAACAAATAATATTATACAGGGTGCGGTTGATAGAGACATTGCTTCTCAGAAGCATGACTATGAAGTTAAAAAACAAAATAGAGACAATCTTGTTTCAAGTTATAGTATGCTCAGAAATCAAGGATTAGATGAAGATCAAGCAACAATTGGCGCGGCTCAAATTGGGCTTAATCAAATTAAATCTCAAATGCAACAGACTGCGGATAATACACAATCAGCAGCGGCTAAGCAAAACGCCAAGCTTGCCATTGCCGATATTCAACAAAGGATGGATGCAAATGCTGGTCAACTAACTCAAGCTATTGCAGCTAAGGCCAATACTGTTAAAGTTGGGGACACGTTGCCAGATAATTATGCTTCAATTATGCCAGCAGATCAAAGAGCAAAATATATTCCCGATGTGGGACTAGCTCTCACAGATAAAGGTGCAGAGGAAGTTGCTAAGCAATATGGCAAAATATCAGTTTTAAACAATGCTTTTAACAGAGTTCAAAGCTTAAGAAGTGTTCAAGGTGCATTGACCCCCGGAACCCCTGCGCACGCTGAATTAGTCGAAGCAGGAAATGCTTTAACGGATGCTATGAGACAGCAGGATGATTTAAAAAGAATTTCTCCTGATGCAATGGATTTTATTAAATCTAAAGTTGCTGATCCTACAGGATGGCAAGTTTCAACTCTTGACCGTTTAGCTAATCAACAAAGAGCAATGAATCAAGATTTTGCAAGCACGGTTAAACCTTACATAGCAAATTACAGCAATAAGTTTTCTCAAACACTACGTGGCGGGAAATAGATGAGAGTTTTAGACACAGCCACCAATCAGCTTGTCGACTTAAACTCGCTTCCTGATTCTAATCAAGCGATCCAACCGATCTTAAGCGGAAAGGTTGTTCCTGATGCTAATTCAACTTATGATCTCAAGACGATTGAAGGCAAGCCTTACCAAGTAAGCGGAAATGATTTAACTAATGCTCTTGCGACGGGATCAACTTTTTTTACACCTCAAGACGCAGCGGCGGCACAAGAAAAAGCTCAATATGGCGGGCTTGCCGGACAAGCGCAAGCGGCTGCTCTTAGTGCTGCAAACGGTTTAACTCTAGGTGGAGCTGGACTTGCACTAGACAAGACAGGCTTAGTATCCCCTGAAACCCAAGCGGCTTTAAATCGACAGAATCCTATCACTAGTACAGTTTCAAATATAGCGGGTGCAGTTTTACCAGCGGTTTTATCAGGTGGTGAATCAGCAGCGGCACAAGCTTTACAGTACACTCCAGCGGGATTAGTTGGAGCGATTGGGAAAGGCGTTAGCTCATTAGCAGCTCCATTAGCGGAAGGTGCAGGATCGCTTGCGGGAAGTTTAGCTCCTAAGGCAATAAGCCCATTAGCTGAAGCAGCGGTTTCAAAGGCAACGCAATTAGGACTAGGATCAGCGGCAGAAGGCGCTCTCTATGGAGGCGGTCAAGCGATTGATGAATCAGTCATTCAGAATAAACCACTAACAGCAGAAGCTTTAATGGCAAACGCTGGAAAAGGTGGACTGCTTGGACTTGGACTAGGTGGAGCTTTAGGTGGTGGTGCTGAAGTCTTAGGTCAAGGAATAAAAACTGGAGCTGAGAAATTAAGTTCTCTAGTTGGTGACAACGGTGAAAGGCTAGAAACATATTTTACAAATAGAGTTCTAGGTACTAGTAAGAAAGATTTTGGGATAATTGCAAACAATGAAAGCAAAGCCGAAAATATAAAAGATGCACTTAGAGCAATGGCGAGCGGTGATGATTTATCTGTTGGAAATTTTGCAGATGATTTTAGCAATGCAAGCAAAAAAAGCTATGGGTTGGATGCTATTAAAGATTTAAATCCTGATGAGACTTTAAATAGGGCCAATGATTTAAAAAGTAAAGCAGGCGATGCAATTAACAATTCGCTTGACCAAGTGCAATCACTAACAGATTCAAAAGATTTCTTAAAGCAAATGGACGTTGCTAGAAATGATTTAAACTCAATTGATTTTGCCGGAAAAGATCGACTTAATTCTTATCTTGGTAAATTAAGAGACGAGTTTACGTCAATTGATCCAGTTACAGGCAAAACTAGCTATATCGACATGAGTGCGAAAGACCTTTGGAATGTTCGAAAGCAGTTAGATGACGTTATTTATAACTCAAAAGATTTAACACTTACGGGAATGAAAGCCGATAACTCATTCACAAATGCACTGGCTAAAGGACGTAAAGCCGTTGAAGAACGTATTCAAGAAATGATTGAAACGACTGATCCAAAAGCTCTTGCTGATTACAATGCTGCAAAGAAAGCTTACGCAGGAGCAAGTGATATTTCAAAACTTGCGACTAAGCAGATAGAAAAAGGCGCAAATAATATTTTTGGCCCTACTGCTTGGATTGCTGGAACAGGTGGAGCAGCCATAGGCGGTGCCCCCGGAGCAGTTGCCGGACTAATAGGAAGAAAACTTTTAACAGACTATG